CCTAATCCTCGTTGTATAAATTATCGAAAACTCGATTTACATCCAATGTATAGTCTAAATCAGATTTAGAGTAATGTATATGTTGAGATGGTCTAAAATCAGGCGCTCCCTCTCCAACCTGAAACCAAGCCGGATGAGTAGCACGAACTCTGTTGTTAGGTAAAGCTACAATATTTCCAGTCCATTCTCCTGCATCAAGTAGCTCTAAAACATGACTGCTTTTATGTTGAGCTGGATGATCTGCTATTTCGCTTTCAGCATAATCAACTGTAAAGTAATATTTTGCTGGAAAAATTTCTCCGTCTATTTTTGCTAACCAAGGACAAGGAGTTGCTCTATTAATAACATAAACTGAATTATGATGCGATGAACAATCCCATGGTTGAGCATCATGTACTGCCATAGGCTCAGGCCATTCTTCAAAAGGAGTATCTCCAACTAAAGCTGTAATAGGCATCCTTGCCCACATAGCTCCACCATGAACTGTATCTTCAGGTTCGCCTTCAGCTTCTACGCCGGTAAATATTAAATGAAAACCCAGGCAACGATTTGGCATAGTGGTAACACCAACAGCCATTGCATGTAAAAATTCACCATGATACTTCTCATGGTTGTGTGTATATTCTCTCCTTACCCAACATTTAAAATGCGGGACATTGCTATATAAATAAGCCAATCTCTTCCTCTAAGAAAATTTAGTTCTCTTCCTTCTATTAGGCATTACTTTACCACAACCTCTAGCAATTCTCCTTACTTCTCCGCCATTTTTTAATCTAACTTTTGCTTTTGGAGTATTTGCTACAACAGTCTTACCTTTCTTTCCTGCTGATTTTTTCTTTTTTGCTGTAGACGATCTTTCTGCTTTTGAAAGACTTTTAGCTTTTGACATTGGCAAACAACGATCTGGATTTTTTTTATCCTTACTTGTACCACAAGGTCCTTTAATAGATCCATCAGATCCTATGCGAACCCAATTTTGATTACGCCATTCCTTTAGCTGGCCCATTATAATACTTGTCTATTTTGACGAGCCTGTCTGCCGCCACCTACAAGACCACCGTCTTTCATTTTTTTTACTTTCTTTTTAGATCCTTTAGCATAGTTTGGATCTTTGCAATATTTAGATGCAGCCATATTTGCATATGCGCTAGGATATGTATCAAAGGTTCTCTTAGCCCAGGCCTTTCCTTTTGGGCATATCTTTCCACCACTTTTTGCTTTAGCCATTTAACATTTCCACCTACGTCTTGCTTGACGTATTCTTGAGTTAGGATCATTTCTTGTTTTAGCTGAACTACGTTTAAGCTGACCTGCTGATCTTGCACAATAAGATTTACGTCTTTTAGCTGCTGTGCTTCCTTTCTTAACGCTTCCCGTTACTGCTTTTTTGAGCTTAGATCCCGGATTAGCTTTTCGATAAGCTCTAATACCTTTAGCAGTCATACCAGCCCCAGACTTAGTAGGCCTATAGTTAGCGCCTTTGCCCTTGGTTGTTTTGCGTATAGGTTTTGCTTTTCTTTTTACTACCATAATAAAAATGTAGCAGCACTTAACGCACTGCTACAAGAATTTAAGCAGCGTAGTCTTTAATCACAGTTAACACTATTACATACGAATCGCCACTTGCGTGACCAGTCGTAGTCAATTTTATGTCTCCTGTTTTACCCGTTCCTGCTGTGTTTACTATTCCACCAAACTCTGTAAAGTCTTCTGAATCAGTATAGTTTTCGTTTAAGTCCCAGCAAATAGTATCGGTGGTTGCATCCCACAAAAGTTTTGCACTCATACCAAAGGTTGAGTAAACAATTTTTGCAAGACGAACACCAGTACATGCTTTGCCAAAGTTGTTAGGCTGTAAAGCACTAACATCTACTTTTACGACTGCTGACTCACCTGTACCATCAGATGTATTAGTCAACTGAATAATAGCAAGCCTATCACTGTCTAACAGAGTTGTTGAAGTTACTGCATCTGCCATAATTAGCTCCTAAAATTAAGCGTCAGCAAATGGTGTAACTATAGTTCCTGAACCAATTAATAATGAATCGTGAACAAGGTAAGTAGCTGCATCGATAGCTGTAACTCGTACAACACTTCCTGCAATACCACCCTTAGTTGAACCATTCATAGTCATAACATCGTTAGATGCTGCTGGAACAAAAGCTTTCTTAGCTCCATCGTCTACAGCTACTAATACAGCACCTTCAAATTTGTCGGTACCATCAGTTTTAATATCTAAGTCTGTTGCTGCTGTTTCTATTACAAAATAGAAAGAAGCACCAATGTTGTTAGCTTGGTTAGGGTCTGTAGGATCGCTTGGAGTTGCTGATGAGATAGAAGGTAAAGTAAATTTACCATCTGCATCATTACACAACAAGATTTTTCCTGCATGTGCATCTACTGTTAAAGTAGTATCTGCGGTTAAAGAAACAGAGTTATTAACCCCTGCTGAAATAAATCCTGCCAATGATTTGACTGGACCTGAAAAAGTTGATTTAGCCATTATTGTCTCCTAACTAAATATGTTGCCCCATCTTGGAGTAAGTCTGCCGAGTCAGTTGGTGCAACGAGTTACCTCGGTTTAGTTTATTGTAAAGTAGGAAAGGTAAAAAAGAAAGGGGAACTATATAGTTCCCCTTAATGGTGTATTTAAACACCCACCCCGAAAGGATTAAGCTCCTGGTGAACCATACATTCCACGCCAGTCACTAAAGCCGAAAGAATATCTTTCTCTTGCTTTGTATCTAACGTTTCCTGTTTCGAAGTCACCTTCCATGCCAGTTGACATAGGTGATCTTACGAAATGCTTCATACCATTAGGAGCGTCAGTCTTGATGAAGAATGCATCAGTATCTGTTAGATAATGGTTAACAACGTAACCTTCTGGGAACATTCCCATGTTTTTCATTGCGTTGATGTCATTATCTGAAGTTGATACTCTTCCTGGAGATTGAAGAATCCTCTCAGCCACAAATTGTAGTTGAGGTGGAACGATTAATTTTCTAGCCTGAACATTAATCTTGATTCCTCTTTCGTCTTTAAATTGAGAAATATCAATTAAAGCATTTTCCAATGAAGTTTCATTCAAGTCTGCTGCAGTTGTCGGTTCATTTGCCTGATCACCACCAGTTAATGTTGGGTGATTAGTTGCAAATAGCTCTTTACCGTCGCCTCCTGGGAAGCTTGAGTTAAAGCCATTATTAAGAACGTTTGCTGCTTTTACCTGTTTGGTGTTAGCCATTGAACGTGCTAAAGCTCTAGTATATCTAGAAGATAGGCTATCGTAGAGGTTATCTTCGATTGCTTCTTCTGTCAATGAGAAAGCTAAAGCGACAGTTTCATGGGTGTAACGAGATGTGAAAGTTTCTTGAGCTGTGTCATAACTAACTGAAGCACCTTCTCCTTTTACTGGAGCTTGTGCAAAGCCAGCCAACATTACTTCCTCTTCGAAAGCTCTGTCAGAATTTTCAGTGTCAAAAATTTCAGCATGCTCGTTTTCGTAACGATCGTACTCTAGACCAAAAAGTGCATTTAGTCCTGGTTCGAGTTCTTTTACTAATTGAGCTCTATTAATTGCCATCTATATCACCTTTTAGTTATTGCCGAACTCAGAAGTTGGGAAAATTACATACATTCTAGCGTATTGACCAATTGAGTTATCAGGTCTGTCAACAAACCCAACAACTTTGGCTATGCCACTAGTTGTAGTTGTAGTTACCCCTTCTTTTGAACGGAGATTGTTAGCATCACCTGCAGTTGTAGAAATCGTGAATGTTCCACCAACACTGGCTTGAGTAGGAGTCCCAGTAGACTGAGCCTCATAAACAATGTCAGGATCGGTGTATACATACGCTTTCGCATCTGCAGAACCTAAAGTAGCAGTCGTGCTTGACCATTTTCTGGACCAAACAGGAGTGCCGTCTGTTGCTGTGTATTGTACACCGTAGAACACACCTAGAGGTGCATCAGTAGCACCACCTTGAAGAACGTAACCACTAGCAAGTTTTACTACATCACCTGAAAAAATATCGCCTGTAGCTCCACTCTCGATTGCGAACTCTGATGGTCTAATTGTGCCCCCACTTATGTGGTACGCTGGTGTAAATCCATTTGGATCATTTACATTAGCCATTATTAACTCCTATGTTAATATTAAGTTATAAATTAGTTCTAAAGATTATCCTTTAGAACCACCGCTTCCAAAAGTAACCTTAGTTGACCTAGACGGATTGTCTATGGGCATAATAGGATTACTCTCTCGCATAAGATTGTTGTCCACTGCATCCATTTGGTCGTTAGCAAGTTGAGCATAATAATGTCTTCTTTCTGCGACCGTTTCGGTAGGCATCTTTGCGAGGATTAAGCCACCAACTCCTATGACTCCAGCGTGTTTACCCTCATCGATGGAAGGTGCTTCAAAATCAGGATGGTCTTTTGCCATTACTGGCTCCCAACCTTCACGAATACGTTTAGACATATTCGCCTGATCTTGTTGACCTACCATTGACTCACGTATCCATCTGTATACATAGCCCTCTGGTGGTGTAGGTGCGTCTAATAAAGACGGTGGACTCCATGGTTTTCTACGAGCTGTTTTTTCTCGACTTTCTGCAGATCTGGAGGTTCGATCTGTGTTAGTAGTATTTTTAGTTTCATCTACCATTTTTTACTCCTTGATATGCTTAGCATATTCTTCTAGTGGCACACCTAATCTT